GGTTTCCGCGCACGAGCACGCTGTAATCGCATGACCACACCGACAAACCAAACAAACAGAGACACTTGGAAAGGCCTTGAGCATGTAGGCATCAACGATGTGGCGCAGTTTCTGCAAGTATCGCAGACAGAGGCGCGCAACTTCTTGGCACGCGTTCCAGTGGCGAAGGTTGGCACGCGCGGCGCTCACTTATACAAGCCGCAAGATGTGCGCGATGCGCTGGAGGCACGACAAACCGAAGCCGGCAACCAGGCGCTACCAGGCACCAAAGAATGGCATGAGGTTGAGAAGATACGCCGCCAAGTTGAAAAGCTAGATGTCGAGCTTGAGGGGATGCGCGGCAAGGTATTGGACCGCGAAGATGTGCGGGCTGGCGTCATGGCCATTTGCCAAGAGTTCGCCAAACACCTGGATGAGCAAGAGGCCAAATTGCCGCCGCTTGTGGCCGGCTTAACGCCAACCGAAGCCCAGCCTATTATTGCGCAATACAACACCAAGGTAAGGGATGCCTTGAGCAAATATGCGGCGAATTATTGAGCAGTGTTGCAAGGTGGCCTTTGCCGAGAAGGATGCCTCGACCATCCCTGATTGGGCGCTTGAGCATGTTCGCCTGCGTGAATCGCCCTATGGCAACCAATTCAGAGCAAGCGAGACGCCTTGGTTGATTGAGCCATTGGCCGCATTTGCTGACCCTGCCATCGAGGAGGTGGTCCTAAACTGCGCCGCCCAGACTGGCAAAACCGTCTCGATGCAAGTGGCCACCGCCTGGGCAATCGCCAACCATCCAGGTCCAACCATGACGGTCATGCAAGACGAGGATGCAGCCAAGGATTTCAGCAAGGAGCGCCTCATGCCCATGCTGGAATCATGCGCACCCATTCGCGAACAATTCCCACGCGACCGCCACCGCAAGACCAACACAGAGCTTTTTCTTAACACATGCACGCTCAAGCTTGGCGCTGCAAACAATAATTTCCTGCGCTCTTGGTCCATTCGGTGGCTATTTGGCGATGAGGTAAGCGCCTGGCGGCCTGGTATGTTGGCTAGAGCCCGCGCAAGAACCACCCGCTATTGGAACCGCAAACATTGGCTATCCAGCACGCCAGAAGAGGAAGGCAGCGATTTTGACGCAGCTTTTCAAGCAGGCACTTGCGAGCATTGGCACTTGGTTTGCCTTGGATGCAATGAGCTATTTGCGCCGGCATTTTATGATGTCGTCAGATGGGATGCCAACGACACCACCAAGCCAAACGGCGTTTGGGATTATGAGCAAGTAGCCAAGACTGTGCGCATGGTTTGCCCGCATTGCGACCATGCCCACGACAACACTGAGGCCAATTGGCGGGCTATGAGTCGCGGCGGTTACAAGGCCAGCAACAGCAACCCAACGCCACGCGTGCGCTCGTTTTCGTTCAACCAATTGGCATTGCCGCCTTCAGTGATGCCATGGTCCGACCTGGTGGTTGATTTCTTGCGTGCCAAGCAGCACGCCGCCGCCGGCTATATTCAGCCGCTCCGCGAATTTGTGACCCTGCGCCTTGCCGAGCCATGGAAGGCAACTAATCATGTGGACATCGAAAAGGTGGTTGTAAAAGACTATGAGCCAGGCGCCGAATGGGAAGATGAGGCAACGCGATTCCTGACCGTCGACGTTCAAGCTTACCTTGAGGAGTTCTGGGCGGTGTGCCGCTCTTGGTCGAAAACAGGGGCCAGCCGACTGCTCACCTTCCGCCGTTTAACTTCATTTGATGACATTGAGGCCATGCGCAAGGAGTATAATGTGGCACCGCAACGCACCTTCCTTGACGTCGGCTACCAGCGCGCCAGAGTGCTGGCCGAGTGTGGGCGCTATGGCTGGATGGGCATGAGAGGTGAGGACGTCATTGACTACGCGCACAACATCAATGGCCACACGGTGCGCCGCATGTTCAGCAAACCAACACGGGTGAGCGCCACAGGGCGCACAGCGCCGCCAGTCTTCAGATGGTCAAACCCTACGACTAAGGACGTTTTGCAACTGCTAAAAAGCGGCAAAAGCCACCCTTGGGAAGTTTGCGACCTTGGCGAAATGGCAGACGAATACGCCAAGCAGATTGATAGCGAACGCAAGCGCGAGGTGCTAGATAAGCATGGCCGCACAACGCTGCGCTGGATTTCATTTAGAGCCAACCACGCATGGGATTGCGAGCTCATGCAAGTGGTGGCTGCCTCCATTGCAAAGCTATTTTCGACCGCTGATTGACGGCTAGGTGCGACACTTTGCCACCTATATATAGATGGCAAGTGACATCAGCGGATTTCTCCGACTTCAGTCTGACTCATGGTTGACGACCCTACAACAGAGGGTCGCTGATGCCATATTGTCTGGCTCTGTTACCGTCTCGTTTTCCAACGCCAGCCAGAGCGGCACAAGGGAGCTTGTCATGCCCACCGACGAGCTTGCCGCACAACTCACCCCCATTTTAATCGAAAAGGGTCTAGTGACCGGCACCAAGCCGGTGCGCATGACCTTTGCACGTTTTTCCAGATGAGCGGCCTAGTAGACCACAACGGGCGCCCCATCGCCATTGAGATTGCGCCCAAAAAGCGCGCCAGCATCACAAGCCATTACCGCGGCACGGAATCAAACCGTTTTCGCACAAGCCTGCCTTACATTGTCAGCGACATTAGCAACACGCTAAACCGAGGCGCTAGGCGGCGGCTTATGGGTTTTGCACGCTGGCTATATACCAACAACGGCATGGTGCGCGGTGCGGTCAATGATGTCAGCCGCTACGCGTTAGGCACTGGGCTCAAACCGCAAAGCCAAGCAGGCGAAGCAAGCAAGGCATACGAGGACTATTTTGCTGAATGGTCGAAAGTTTGCGATGTAGCAGGCCAATTTAATTTTGCCCAAATGCAACGCCTAGCGTCCATCCGAATGGACGTTGACGGTGACATCGGTTTTTTAATGGTTGGCCGCCAAGATGCGTTTCCGCAGCTTCAGCTTGTTGAATCTCACAACATCTTAAGCGAGGGGCCGCAGTATTACGGCGAAGGCCATGACGGCGTGAAAGTGTCACCCGCTGGCCGCCCTGTCTCTTACACGGTCAAGGATGGCGATGATTACCGCTCGATAAGCGCCAACAATTTCATCTTGGTTTACGACCCCGACCGCGTGGCGCAACTGCGCGGAGTGTCAGCGCTAACGCACGCCATTGACCACATCAGGGATGCCATTGACATCCTCGAATTTGAAAAGGTTGGCGTGAAAATGAACAGCGCCATTGGCATGGCCATCACCACGCAAGGTGGCATTGCTGACGATGGCACAAGCTTAATCGAGGACGGTTATGGCGCCGCCGACACTGGCACAGTGCCTTGGGATACCTTCCAGGCCGGCATGGTGCCAAGGCTGAAAATCGGCGAATCAATCGAGAGCTTTGCCAGCAATAAACCATCGCCTGCATTTACTGGCTTTCTTGAATACCTAATTCGAGACGTCGCTTTAGGTCTTGGTGTGCCATACGAGTTCGTGGTGGAACCCTCAAAGCAAGGAACCGCCTCTAGGTTCATTTTAGAAAAAGCCGCCCGCCGATTCGAGGAGCGCCAAGACCTTCTTACTTCCCGCTTTTGCAACCGTGTTTGGGGATGGGTCATTGCGCGCGGAATCAAGCGCGGCGACCTGCCACCCAGTGAAAACTGGTGGCGAGTCAACTGGCAGGCGCCCAAAAAAATCACTGTAGACCTTGGCCGCGAAGCACGCGCCAATCAAGACGCCATCAAGATGGGCCTGCGCACCATGCGCGAGGATGCCGGCGAACGCGGACACGATTGGCAAGAGATGCGCGACCAAGTAGAGCGCGAAGCAAGCGACTTGTTGAGCCGCGCTAAACGCCTTGCCACAGAGTTTGACGTCTCAATGGAAACCGCATTGCACCTGTTGAGCCAGCGCACCCCTAACCCTGTTTTTAATAATGAGAGCGAACCTGACGCATAAGTTGGCACACGAGCCATGGGCCATTCGCCCAGAATTTCACAGCACGCTTGTTGCTGCCGCTGAAGCGTATCACTACGACGAGGAAGACGGCGGGCCATACGAGCCCCCAACGCCCGAAGAGGTCGACGGCATTGCCATCATCCACATTCACGGCCCCCTGGGCAAGATGCTCACCGATTGGGAGCTGATGTTCGGAATGACGGATTATGACAACATTGCCACCCAATTGGCCGAGGCAGATGCCAACCCAAACGTCAGCGCCATCTTGCTGCACATTGACAGCCCTGGCGGCACCATTACGGGATTGCCAGAGCTTGCCGCCAAAATGCGCCGCGTTGAAAAACCGCTTGTGGCCTACACGGAAGGCACTGCTGCAAGCGCAGCCTACTGGATAGCCAGCCAAGCCGACAGTGTATTGCTCAGCCAGAGCGCCGAGGTGGGCAGTGTGGGCGTTTATATCGCGCTTCTAGACCAGAGCGAATACCTGCGCAACCAGGGCTTGCGCGTCAACGCCATCGCCGCTGGCGACAACAAGCTTGATTACGCCGACTTTAAGCCGTTGAGCGATGAGGCACGCGAGCGCCTGCAAGCCAACGTCAACAAATGGCACGAGCGATTTAAGGCAGACATCAACATCAAGCGCAGCGTGCCAGACCAATCAATGACCGGCCAGGTTTATGAGGGCATGGAAGCCATTGAGGCTGGCCTCGCAGATGGTGTGGTGGACGACATCAACGATGTCATCGCGCTAATGACTAACCTTTAAACAATCACCAATAGAACCAATGAAAACCATCCTTGATTTAGTAAAAGCCAACGTCGAGCTGACCAGCCTATCAGGCAAACTGGAAGCCGCCACCGAGGCAAACAAAACCTTACAGGCAGAGATTGAAGGCGCGGCAGCAAGCCACGCCGAAGAAGTTGCCAAACTAGGCGCACAACACGCCGAAGACATTGAAGCACTTGAAAGCAAAATCAAGTTGCTTGAAGAAGCAAATTTACTTCTTGAGGAGGCACAACAGAGCGCCGCCGACAAGGCCGTTGAAATTGCGGCCAGTGTAGGCGTTGAAGCCCCAGTTGAGGAAGCAACCGAAGAGCCGGCACCAGAGGCAAACATGGACACCCTTTGGCATCAATACAATGCCATCGAAGACCGCCAGGAGCGCCGCGCTTTCTACCTCAAAAACATCAAAGAAAGACTCTAATAAATGGCCAATACACTTGGAGGCATTAACATTGCCCAAATCAGCGAGCAATCGCTTGATTATCTCTCAACTCAGTTTCACCCGCTCCGCGCATTTTCTCGCGACTTCAGCGACGACATCAGCGGCGCCGGCGAATCTGTGACCACCCGCGTTCCATCCAGCATGACCGCCAGCGACTTGTCGACCGGTTACGCTGCAACGGACGTTACATCAACCGCCGTCACCGTAACCTTGAACAAATTCAAGGGCTACAGCATGGCGTTCACCGACATGGAAGTGTCCAAGGCTGGCAACTTCGATTGGTTGTCCAGCGTTTTCTTGGCTCCTGCTCTGGAGGTTACCCTTGACGCGGTAATGGACGACTTGCTCGCCCTAGTGCTAAACGCTAATTACAGCGCCAACGAGGTCATCACTGCCGCCAACTTCGACGTTGACGAAGTGGCCGACCTGGCAGCCGACTTGACCACTGCCAAATGTCCTAAGAGCGAGCGTGCCTTGATTCTGCCGCCTTCCTATTACGCCAGCATCCAGAAGGATGCCATCGTGCAGGATGCCTCTAGTTACGGCACCCCAGCCGGCGTGCAAGAGAACGCAGCCCAGCGCGTGCATGGGTTTAGCCTGTATGAATACACCGGCATTCCAACCAACAGCGAGAACCTCGCAGCCATCGCGCTGCATCCATCTGCGCTGTGTTTGGCCGCTCGCCAGCCTGCCGCGCCTGCTGATGGCAGTGTGCAGGTTTCCGACATTGTTGACCCATCCACTGGGCTGCCTATTCAGTTGCGCACCTGGTATGACAACACCGCCGGCAAGCACTACTTGTCCATGGGTGTTCTTTACGGCGTTGCAGTTGGCAACGGTGCCGCACTGAAGCGCATCAAGTCCGCTTAATAGTATGGCAAACACTGTCCAAGGGGTTTACTTAGAAGCCGTAAGTGAGCAAATGCTTGATTTGCTCTCAAGCAACTTCTTTGCATTCTCTTTGGTCAGTCGCAACTTCTCAACCGAAGTCAGGGAGCGCGGCGACCGCACAGTGACCCGCGTTCCCTCTTCGGTCACAGTTAAAGACTTGTCCACTGGCTACAGCGCCAGCGATGTAACAAGCACGGCCATTGAGATTGAGCTTAACAAGTTCAAGGGCTTCTCGATGGCTTTTACTGATTTCGAGATTTCAAAACTCAAAAGCCCAACCATCCTGGAGCGCACGTTTTTGCGCCCTGCAATAGATGCCACGGCAAAAGCAGTAGCCGACGATTTGCTTGGGCTTATCACGCCTGGCAACTTCAGCGCCTCCCAAGTCAGGACTGCCGCCAACTTCGACAGTGATGACTTGGCAGACGCCGCCAGCACATTAACCACCAACGGTTGCCCACGGTCATTGAGGACCGTCATGCTCAATCCGTCTTACACGGCGAGCCTTAGCAAAGATGGGGGCATCATTGACGCCAGTGCCTACGGCACAGCGCAGCCAATCCAAGAGGGCGAGTTGTCCACCATCCACGGTTTTGGTGTGGCCGAATACCAAGACATACCGACCGGCAACAACTTGCAGGGCTTTTACTGCCACCCAAGCGCGCTATGTATAGCAGCGCGGCAAATAGCCCGCCCGCTCTATGGCAACACAGAGGTCATCGACAACATAGAGCCAAGGACGGGCCTGCCATTCCAAACGCGCAAATTTTATAACCCAACCCTGGGCAAATGGTTTCTAACCGTGGGCATCCTCTACGGATGCTCAGTTGGCAACCAAAACGCTTTAATCAGAATCACCGACCAATAAAAACCATGATATTCAAGACTTCATTCACAATAGGATTTTTGCCTGATGGCTCACCTGAGCTGATTGCTATGGGTGACGCCGACACATGCAAGGCCGCCTTTATTGCTGAACGCGAAAACCCGTCCGGTAAATATTCGGGCATCAGCGTCTACAGAAAGCCGCCCTACTGGAAGCGCGCCGACCTCAAGGTTGACGCCACCAAGCCAAAAGCCAAGGCCAAGAAAAAGGCAGGCGCCTGATTTGCTGCATCCGTTCGCTAGGTCACCACACCCACACCCAGGCGCGGCGGGCAACTGCTCGCCTGGGTTTTTTAAATGGCACTTAATCGCATCATAAACACGCGCAGCGGTTGGTTGTATGAAACCGCACTGCACGACACGCCAACTACGTTTACAACGATTGGCGAGGGTGGCACGTTTGGCGCGGGCAACGTCATCATCCGCGTAACCGCTGATGCTGCGCAATATGATGCGGCGGCTTACACAGTGCAGCGAACCAACGAAATCGGCGAATGGGAAGACGTTTACACGATTAGCTTAAACGTTCCAGATGGGCGAGGCATCACGCGCACTGATTGCTTTCACAGCGTTGAGCACAAAAACCCTGTGCCGCACACCAATTTCCAAGAGCAATACATCGTCGACCAAGGCCATCATCGTTCGCGGTTTTTATACGAGCAACAAGTGGACCTGGAGCGCACCGCCGGCAGTGTGTTTGATTACCATGGCAACGTGTTGCGATGCGTTGAGAGCGGCAACACCGAAACCAAAGAG